TCATTTCCTTGTACCGAAAATTTCATCAGAACGTGATTGCAATGTCTTCAACGCATCGAGCATATCGTCTCCGTCCAGAGAGCGCTGGGATTTCTTCTCTGTGGGTTTCCTGCGCCGACGCGAGGGGCCATCTCCGGCAGGCAGTGCCTGAGAACGGTTATTGTCGCGTTTGTCCTGAACCAGCTTAATAAATTCAAGTGTTCGCCCGAGGCGCTTGTTGTCCACGATAGCACCCTGGTCAATTTCCTGAAGACGATCATAGGTGGAGTAGGGAAGGACGACTCCGTTTAGCCGGACTTCTTTCCGGTCATCCGGGTAATGCCAGACCTCAATGTACTTCCCAATAGCTCTGCGGCTTAACTCATTATCTTCAATCAGATAGAGTACTTTGTCATACTGCACCGTCAGGGATTTTGAAACACGGCGCGGCTCCCGCCATGTGAAAGATGCGGCCAGATCATCATCAGTTTCAAGTGGCCGATGCACATCAAAGTCATGCCGGGGCGCTTTCGCAAAGCGCCGGTTATAATCGGCCATAAACTCATCGGCAAAATCATTGGCTACGTCCAGGGAGGAAATCCCCCTGAGCCGGAGCTCCTTTACCAGGCGATCCTGAAGCGTCTGATGGGCGCGTTCCACACGACCTTTGGCTGAGCTGGTATTAGCGCAGATAGTCTGGATGTTCAGCTCGTGCATGGCACGACCGAACTGGGTATAGCCATCGCCACCGGTAGCATTTTTATTGTTAATTCTGAAGACGCTGGCTTTGTCGCTATACAACGCCAGTGGTTTGCCATGCTTTTCCAGATAGCCCCTTGTGGCTTCAAAATAGGTGAAGGTTGATTCCGATTTCACGAAACGAAGCTGCATCAGGCGGCTCGTCGCATCGTCGACGTAGACCAGTGCGGTACAGGCGGGCGCACGGTTCTCAAACCAGTGATGGTCACAACCATCAATCTGTATCAGTTCGCCACAGCAGGCCCGACGATAGCGTGGCTGCTGAATTTTTGGCGCACGTTGTTTACGGGGGATCCAGAGAGCGGCTTTGACCATGAGTGAACGGACAGTCTCTTTGGACAGGTGAACATCGTGCAGTTCTGCGAGTTTCTCGCACGCCAGCGTCGGCCCGAAGTCTGTATAGCGCTCACGGATAATATTGAGCGCGTATTGTGCAACGCCATCAGGCAGCTGATTATTGCTGGGTTTTCCGCGACGGCGGTTAGCCATACCAAGCGGGCCAGATTCACGGTAACGCGACAGAAGGCGTCGGCACTGGCGATCGGAAATGCCCAGGCGCTGCGCGGCCATCTGCGTGGTCAGACGCCGGTCGATAACATCCTGAATGATTTTGAGTCGGTTAACTTCATCCAAAGTAAAAAACTCCGCTGCGTGAGCCGTCATCAGAATCCCTCGATGGTGAATCTACGTGACGGACATCTTAACTTAGCCCAATGCGGACATTACAACTTTGCTGTTACAACTTCAGTGCGCATAATGTATATTATGTTAAATCGGGCGTGGCAAATGGTAATCCGCTTGTTATCTACGTTAAATCAGGAAAAGCCTTCTGAATCCTGAGTCTAATCGTATATGTAGTTTCATTCTGATGCAACTACAAACAAGCGATATACATCACATCCCCGCCCTTCTCAATCAACCATAACCTGCATCAATGACAAACGGGCATTAATTGATCCGTTTCGATCACTTAACAGATCGCGTTACCGCATCATAGCTGCGTTCGCAGACTCCTCCGGCGCTTGCTGCTGCGTCAGCGTATTCAGCGAGCTCTCCCGCGCGGCGGTCAGACTCTTCGTACAGGTCGGCAAGCAAACTTGCGGTTTCGGCGGCTGTCTGCCTGCTGGCGGCAACTGCGGAAAGCTGGCCTGTCTCACTGGCTGCGAGTTTGCGCCGGATATCTGCAAGCGTTCCGCGCAGCCTGTCAGCAGCAGCATTAGCGGCAGCAGCATCAGCCAGGGCGTTTTGTTTTTCTTGTTCGGCATGTTTTGCGATCTCCTCAGTCTCGGTCTGTCGGCGACGTTCTTCGTCGCGCTGCGCTTTTTCCTGTTCAAGCTGAGCGGCATTATCAGCCAGGTCCCGGCTTTTCCATTTGTCCTTCCATTCACGGTCTGAATCGGTTTTCCCGGCCTCGTAGCTGTTATGGTGAATAGCCCAGCCAGCACCACCCAGCGAGGCACCCACGAACAGGCAAATCACAACGGCGTATCTTGCTTTCACTTATCCAATCCCCAGCACGTTAATTCCGACTCCTGGTCTCGCCTGATAACCTGGCCAAAGCAGTTATTTTCACGAATCCGGCAATCGCGTCCGGCATCGTGCACCCAGCGCTTTATTTCGGCGCATGCGCCCGGCCTGTCCCCGGCATTAAGCTTTCGATAAAACGTCGAGGTGAAGCATTTGCCGGGGCCAATATTCCACGGACAAAATGACGCGATACCAACTTTCTGCGGCGCTGTTAATGGCACCCTGATATTTTTATCCACCCATGCCAGCGCTTTGGCCTGCTCAGCCATATCTATTTTGTCGCATTGCGCCTGCGTTAATTTCATGCCCTTAACTACTGGCTTCCCATCAACGTAAGTGACCCCGCCGCAAATAGTCCATACCCCCCGGCTTTTATCCTGATATGCCGTTAGGCTGGTTCCTTCTTTTTCATGCTGGAATTGGGACATTAAAACCGGAGCGCCTGCTCCGGCAGCTATTAATGCCAGCATGGCGGCACTTAATTTTGATTTATTTCCCACTTTCACCCCCAGCCGCCAGCAGATATTTTTTCCTTTCGTAATACCAGTTCACCAGGCATGTAACGACGGTGCATAAAATACCGATAATCACAGCCCACTCATTCAGTGAAAACATTGCCAGCATTGCGGTAATCAGCCCCACTCGATACTTGAACCAGTCCCAAAACCTTACCGCGCTGACTGCAAAACTGATGCAGAGCGCAAGAAAGATCGCCATACCTAACCGTTTCTGATCCATAAGCTCGTTTATTTTTTTATACAGTCTCCCCACTTAATCACTCTCCACTTCGTCATACAGATAAAGGCCAAATGACCCATTGAAGGCATCCACGCTGCTGAACAAATTATTAGGACGCAGACGAGCCACACCCACAGCGCCCTTGCCGGAATACCCAGGCATCTGACCGCTAAGCGGATGCCAGACGCCCGGACGCATACAAATCTGTGACACCGTAACGGTGCGATCTGAATTGGATATCTCCAGCCACCAGAGCTTACTGGTGTCGGAAAAGTACAGCCTCATGTTCAAAATCAGGCCGTTTAAAGAGGTGGTAAATTCCTGGTCAGGTATGCCGGGGATGAGGTTCACTTCATAGTAGGCTCTAACCATCAGAACTGACCTCCAACAGCACGCCGTAATTTCTCCAGAGCAAATACCTTTTGTGGCTCTTTCGCCGCGCTAACGGGCGTAGCGCTCTTTTTACCAGCCGATACTCTCCCCTTCCCTGCCGTACCGGAAGATTTTGCTTTGACGGATCTGGAGCGCTGAAAGGTTACTGTTTCGACCTTCTCAGCCGTCAGTTTTATGGTCAGATGATTTTGCTTTGGCTCGCGGAGAATGCTTAGCGAAGTAATTACCGATTGCGGCATCGCCATGAAGGATGTGTAAACGGAGACGAATTCTTTAAGCTCATATGCTGCGGAAATCTGCTGAGCCTCGTTCATGGCCAGCATCATGTTTTGGGTTACGTTGAGGAGCCCGAATGTATACGGCAATACCGCCCCGGTAATGATGCCCTCAAGGGAGATAATCTTAGGATCGTCTACCGTACCATCTGAAACTTTGTAGCCGGTTTCGAGTACGCCTTTGGCTACCGTTCGTTTAACACTGAACTCTTCACGCATTTTAAGCCGTAGTGACACTGTCACACCTGACTCAAAAACGATGACAGCCCTTTCGTCTCGCGGCGCTGAAATCGCGGCTATGCCAATATCAAACATAAAAGCCCCAAAAAAAAAGAATCCCCTGATAAGAGGATTCTTTCATCTTCGCTGGCTGGGTTACATCGTGTTACCGCTGGGGGGTTGTGGTAACGACTCAAACCAACCAGAAAGGCGCGGATCAATCTTGTTAGCTTTTATCTGCTTTCCATCAAGTGCGCTCATTGAGGCCCTTAAGCATGCATTGCCTGCGCTGGCGCATGGTTCGCTTAATTTATCGGCGCTCATTTTAATCATTATTGCAATTGCGGCTGACGACTGTGATTTAGGTAATGTAAAGCGATCACCTAAGCCATATTCTTTTTTGATAACCACCTTCGTAACATTTAATGCACTATCACATTTTGCAGCTACGTTAAGCATGGTGTAACCACTAATGTTGCAAATAACATCAACCTTATCCCCCTTCCCTGCCTTTCTCACCCATTCTGCCGACTTATCCACGGATGCCACCAAATTTCCAAACATAACCTTCTCTCCGGAAATTGTAATAACACCATTTTTGAAAGCATCGAGGCCGATAGATTTCACGATGCCTTTAATGCGTATTGCCCTGTTGGCATAATTATCCGTAGCGACAATTTCATTTTTCTCGAAGTCACTCACAATTTTTTTAACTGAATGAGGTGTTAAATCAAACCCCATTTCAGTCTTGTTCAACTGCAATGACGCCTCGGCATCATTCCTCACCATTGCGTTGATAACATTTGAGTAAACATGCTCATCTGAGGGCTTCAGATAACCATAAGCTTCGTCATCAGTGAATGGCTTAACCTCGGCGAAAACTCCTGCGGCAAATGTAGATAACAAAGCAGCAACAATAAGTTTATTCATTTTTATCACCTTGCTCCCGTTGACTCTGCTATGTTACCACCCAATCCGTCACTTATCGCCCCCGGACTGGATAAATTATTCACCGTTTCTGCGGCTTCTTTAGGGCTGTTCACAATGACCGTGGTGCTATTGGTAGTGTTACCACTATTGGTTATGGTTGCCCCAGTGCCAGCTTTTGCGGGAACATTCGCCGGGCTAGATGCTTCATTACCGATACCAAATAGACCTATGAACTTATCCAGCCCCGGCAACGGGTTAAAGTTTCCGTTATATTCAAAAATCTTTTCTATAATCGATTTTCCTTGCCTGCTTTTCAGATATTCATCTACTTGTGGCTGTGAAGGAACTGAACTTTCCGGCGCGATTCCCCCAGCCCCATTTGATAACTTAGACAGCAACCTTAGTCCGTCGACAATTTTAGGATACCGCTTTTCAAATTCATCAAAGCTACCGAACAGGCTTTCGAATATTGTGCCGCCCTCACCCTTCATCCAGGCTTTCCACTCTACGAACGCCTCATACACCACCCATACCGCTGCACCGATGGCAAGGAACGGCCACAGCGCCGCCAGCACCGGAATAGCCAACGCAGCAAAGGCAGCACCAACCGCGCCCAGGATGCCAATCAGGATCGCCGTCTTACTTTCGTCGGCCATTGTAGACCAGAACTCTGCAACCTCTTCCTCTGCGCCTCTAACTATGGGGATAAGGGTATTTGCCGCCCAGTCAGTAAATCGCTGCCATTCGCCGCCGATGGTCGCTTTGGCAAGAAATGCCTGCCAGTCATTCCCCATAACGGTTGTTACCTGACCCCATGTCCAGCCCTGTTTTTTAAGCAGTTCTGCGTTTCCTGCTGCCATTTTCTCAAACGCCTTGAACATGGCTTCAGCCGTAAGTTTCCCGGCCTCTGACATTTTGCGGAGGCCCTTAACATCAGTCCCAAACGCTTCAGCAACTTTTGGTGCCATGGTACCGATCGCTTCCATGAATGAGCGGAACTCATCACCGCCGAACCGGTCAGAAGAAAACGCCTGGCCTATCTGATAAAGCGCTGCGCTTTTAGCCTCTTCACTTCCGCCGCCCAGCTGTAATGCGCCCACCAGCCCCTGCGTTGCTTTGATTGTTCGCTCCTGAGAAAAGCCGAGTTTCTCCGTAGCTGTCGCCATATTGGTATAGGTAGAGATAAACGAACCGCTATCGCTGCGCATGTCGCTGGCCGCGCGGTTGAGCTCAAAGTAAGCATCTTTGGCATCGCCTGTTGTTTGCTTCAGTCGCTCCAGCTGCGCCTGCTGGCGCTGTATGGTGTCCAGGCTGTCCGCCATAGCATTACTGGCTGCAACAATCCCGGCTGTCAGCCCGGCCCCCGCCAGCAGGTTATCCATTCCCAATCTGAAACCGCCGCCAGTCGCCCGCTCTACTCCCTCTGCGATCGGTTTCTTTCTCGCATCAAGCGGCTCGCCTGAGAACCCTCTCGCTGAGGTGTCATACTTCGCTATAGGGTTACCGGCATTCGGATCCCATAGACCACCACCTTTCCCTGCTGGCTGACCAGCAACCTCTGTTACTACAGGAGGCAGACGCGCACCGCCGCCGCCCCCTACGGTCTGAACTGTTGTACCAGGCACAGTCTTTGCTGCGATCGCTGGAGCAGGAGACGGGGCCGTAACAGGCGCTGGCTTTGCTGTAGGTGGTTGCTCAGGTGCTGGCGTAACTGCTGGTTTTTTTACAGGCGTTGCAGGCAACGGCGCAGGTATTGCAGGCACGGGTTCTGCTACAGGCGATGGAGCTGGCTTAAGCGCTGGCTTTTGCGGAAGGTTTGCAGGTGCTGGCGCAGAATCAGGAACAGGAGCTGGCTTTGCTGTAGGTGCCGCCGCTGGCGCTGGCGTAGGGGCTGCTACAGGAGCTGGTTTTGAAGTAAGTGCGGGCGAAGGCGTGACCGCTGGTTTTTGCTCAGGAGCAGCAGGCGCGGGCGACGGCATGGGAACTGGAGCACGCAGCGCAGGCGCTACAGGTGCAGGAGTAATTAAAGGCGTTGATGATGACAATGCTGGTTGAGCCATTCCCCCACCAGCGAAAGTACGGCCCGGAAGTTGTAGCCCGGCCGCAACACCTTCCCCCGTTCCCTGCACAGCTGCGCGTGCGGCCTTCTGAGCCTCTTTTCTGACGGTATCGGCCAGCGGCGTGCGGCTTATCAGATTTGCGCCTGTAGCAGTGATAGCGGCGACTGCTGCGGTCGTTGCTGCCGTTGGCATGGCTGACGCACCAGACGGCGCATACGGGCTGGCAGGCTTCAGATTATTGACGCGCTTGATAGCGGCGTCCAGTTGGTTAACTTTGGCGATCGCCTTATCAATGGCTGCGTCGAAACTATCCAGCCCGTCGAGATCGGGCAGTACGTCAATTTTCGTTACGAGGTCAGCTGACTGGTCTGTCATTTTTTCACCTTGCTAAGCGCGTGCTGAACCGCGTTATCAAACTGGATAACGGCGGAAGCTCTCATAATGGAATCAAAGGAGGCGCGGCCTGACTCTACATCTGCGTAGCTAATCAGGCCGCTTTCAATCACTCGCCAGATGACGAGCTCTGTGCGGACGGTGGGGCTAAGGTCTTCAACAAGGCGCTGAACAGTTGCCGCATGGCCCCCTGCATCGTTGCCGCTGTGTCCAGACCAATATTTTTTTTTAAGCCGGCTGTAACAGGGAGAACGGAAAGCTTAAGACACTCCAGCGCCACCAGATAAACATCGGCGATGTTTTCCGGAGTAAAGTGCAGGTTAACTTCGTCCCAGCTGGTAATGAAGTTACCGCTCTCTACGTCCTGTGCTCGGGACTTCTCCAGCAGCGTAAACAGCAGCTCATCATGGTCTGCCCGGTTAAGCACGCCGAAAATCTTGGCCGACATCGTCAGGATGCTTTCTACCTGGCTGATGCCGTGCTTAGACAGGATCTCCGCAACGCGCAGATTGAAGTGGATCGCATCGAAGGCACTCATGCGGACGATGCAATACGCTTTGCCGTTAATCTCTACTTGCTTGACTGGATTATCCATCAGACCACATTGACCCCGTTAATGACCGAATCCACTTCACCAGTTACCAGCTTCCATTCCAGCGTTTGAGCGCCAGCGCCATTATTTGCGCCGTCAGTAGGCTGACGGGTAAACATGGCATGAGTGAAGCGGTGAACCGACATATTGCGGGTATTCGTCAGCGTTACCGGAATGACAGCCTTTGTTTTCTGCATCAAAGCCAGCGCTGTGTTTGAGGGGGAATTTCGCTGCGTGACGAACGTAAGCGATCCCTCATTGGTCGGGTTATCCACAAAAGACCAGTCACCGCCAATACCAGACGTTACCGTTACCTGGTCGTCTGCCATTTCCAGTGTGATGTTACTGTCTTTAGCCAGGCCAACCACCGGGAGGATCCCCACGGTAATCAGCCAGTCTTTGGATGACATTACGCCTAAATACGACATTGGTTACACTCCGTAGGTCAATGCCGAGCCAACAGCATTAACATGCTTAATGGCATAGCGAAGGTAGAATTCGAACTCAACGGTAAGATCGCCGCTGATGCGCTGCGTGGCGCTCACCTGCGCCATTGTCGGGCGCTTCACGGTGAACCCACGAATTAGATCGCCGTTTGCGTCGGTAAAGTCCTGCATGATGCCGCCCGCGTCTTTACCAGCCTGCAAAGAGCTTTCCATCTTGGCGCACACAACCTCATAGCCCGGCATGTCATGACCGATTTTGTTACGGTTCACGAACAGCGTAGCGAGGTCTTTTTGCATGCGGTCAGCCTGCCAGTAAGCGAATCGAATAACCTCGATAGACTCACCGTCGCCCGTCAGGCCAGGATAGGTTACCGTGATGCCAGAGCCATAGTCCTCAAACGTGTTGCCGTTGAGTGCGCGGATTTTCTGATAATCAGTCTCGGTAAAGTCATCCGCCTGAACAGCGTTGAGCGTCTTAAGCGCCCACGTCTCTGAGCCCGGTTGCATTACGAGGCAGCGCCCCGCCATAGCCGCATCAAGGAAGTTTTTAGCTCTCTTGGTGCTTACCGCAAAAGACCCGGCCATGTTCTTATCGTGGAGGTATTTGGTGATGCTATCCGTGGCCCAGGAGGAAACGGTGTAATCATCAATAAACACGCCCATCTTATCGCTCTGCGCTTCCACCCAGTCAGCAATGGCTTTCTGAACGGACAGGATCCGCGTCGGCGTCATGCACATGAAAAACTTGCTGTACTGGTTTTTGATAGCGGCGATCGCTGTTGGCACCGCCGCTGCGCTGGCTGTAGATTCAGCGTGCACAATCTCAGCCCCCTCCAGATAGACGATACGCCCATCCACGGCGAATCGCCCGGTACCGCCCGGATCTGCAACAATATCAGTTGCTGCCCCGGTGCTGCCTGACCACGCCGTGCCGTTATAGCTGGCATAGCGGTATTCGTTACCTTTGACATAACCAATGGTCGCTTTCGTGGCCGTTGGCGCACCGACCACCGGAACGCTGTTGAGCGCAATCATGGTTTTGGTATAAACCGCCGACAAATCACCGACGACCAGCGTATCCGGCGCGGGCTTCTGCGAGAAGTAAGCCTGAACCGCCAGCAGGTTATCGCCGGAAATACCATCTTTTGCGGCATCGTCCGCTGCATTCGCGCCGCTGTAAACGCGGTATAAATCCGTAAAGTCAGTGATATCAGCAGCCTGATAGCTGCCAAATTTCACCCCATAAAACGCCGCGCCCGGAGCAAGGATAATCCCCACACCAAACACGCCATATTGGGCGGCTGTAGCCTGCCGCCCAATCTTCACACTAAAAAGCCTGCTTAAATCTGCCATTTATGCACCTTTGATAACGATCGTTACCTTATTGCCCTTTTCCACTGTTGCGCTATCAAGCCAGCGCTCCCGTTTGTAGTGCTGGTAAACAAATTGCAGTGACAGCGTCACCTGAGCCATTTGCTGGTAAACGAGGTTATCAATTAGCGGTGAGCTATTCTCGAAATCGCCTGAGCGGTCAATACTGCAATTGTTATTGAACTGCCAGAAATCACCGTCAGTGCTGTCTACTTCCAGCATGAAATTCTCCAGAAACTCCTGGGCATCATCAGCGGAACGAATGACTATCACGCTGGCGTAGCAGTTATAGTGATATACCCGGTAATCACCATCCCACGTTTTCGCAAAGGGGTAAGGCTCCCGGCCAGAGCTGAGCAGATGTAGTGCGGTAAACGGATCCTTTGGCTCTGGTAGCTTCTGCATTGCGTAAAGCGGGTTATCCCCCACCAGTTGCATAAGCGCCTGACGCAGGCGCACCAGCGCGACGTATGGCGCACCCGTCATGATTAACGGCTTCGCCTGGCTATCTGTGGGCTTTAGTGTGCCAGCAGGAAATTTGACGACGCAGCCTACAGAGAGCGCGAAATCTGCGGGGATCGTAATCGCCGGGGCGCTGCCGTCCGTCAGTTCGATAGCCGTGATGAAAACTACGTCGCTGCCGTTGTAGGGGGTAAAGAGAATATCCTTGCTGTTGCCGTTAGCGTTGAATGTTGCCTTTTCTGCCCGGTAATCCGGATAAGCAACCTCCCCTCTAACGGTCATTAATTTGACCGTATAGCCAGCCATTATCCCACCAGCGCCAGCGCGTCCTGTTCTTTCATAACAAACAGCAAATACTCATAATGGTTAATCACGCCGTTGAGCCACTCCTGACGCTGCACCACTTCGTAATATCTGCCACCACAGAGCACGATCGCCCCGTTATGCTCGCCCTCTTCAGTCACAAGGAGATCCGCTTCGCCGATAGCCTCCAGATAATCATGGGGCTTACGGCCAGCCAGGTACTGCCGGAACGAGCCATTACCATCAACCGGCTGCATGCTGAGAAACGCGGTTTGCTGGTCTGTGTATTCCTGGCGGGTAATGCCTCCTACGTTCTCAGCTGGTAGAGGTTGCCAGTATTGAATTAATCGCCTCATCAGGACGCCTTAAAATTAACGGTCTGGATTAGAACACCGCTGTGTATGAGCGGCTTTGTGCTGCCTTTACGGGCAATGGTGATATCGGAGTTAGGACGGTAAAGCGCAGAGTCGGTAATGGTCTTACGAGTGATAGCGACTGCCTGAGCGCCGATTCTCGCAATGGCCTGCTGCGGGGTAATGCGTCCACGCGCCACGTCGCGCAACACCTCTTTGTAAGCGTCTGAGCGCATCCAGTCGGCAATGCGATCGGAAGCAAACTTCATGAATGGTCGCTCGGGTATCAATTCCCACCCCATCGCGTTCTTAGTACCGAAGTTGTTCCAGGCACCGTACATCGCAACGTCAACGCCCTTATTGGTTTTACCGCGATGTATGCCGACCGTGAGGGTAACACCCGCCAGCGACTGGATACGCTGGCGGATAACACGGTCAGCGCCGCGAGTTTCGAGCTTCGCGCCGCCTCTCATGGTTTAACAGGTCGTAGGTTGTGCCACAGCCCGAACCAGCGCCATGATTCCGGTCTGAAGGTCGGTTTTGGCGATTGAAGCCCAGCGCTGCGGCTCGGCAGCAGTGAAGCGGCGGAACTCATACGCTTCATCCGATGCGCCTTGATAAATATCAAACCCTGTGCCGCGCTGAGCAGCGCGGGCAGCAGCCAGTTTAATTTCGTAATCTGTGCTGAGACGTCCGGCCAATTCACGTTGAAGCGCCAGCATCTCCTCGCCTTTAGATTTGATGCTATTCATGAGTTCAATTTCTTCCGGTGATAGTTCACGATAACCGGCGATTTTTCTGTGTTGGTTTTCCATAAGATCAAACTCCAAAGCTGAAAGTAAAAAAATCGGAACATTCATCTACCTAAGCTGGCTTTTGCGACTTTTAGATATCGGATATCGCAGCTGGCCAACGTGACTTTGTAGCAGAATATCCCGTTAAGAGGCGTGACCGATAACAATGCAGCCACCAGACAGATTGCCCATCGCGTCTAGGAACTCCTGGCCCCACTGCGTACCTTCCCAGCCAGCCTTTTGCGCTGACTCAGTAAAGGTCATTGCCACCTTACCTTCACGCCTGCTGGCGACTCCACGCACGCTGGCGCTGATACCTTCCACTGCTATCGGAGCGAGATTAGCGGCCACGTACAGCGCTTTAAGGCGGTCTGTGTCGTAACCGTATTCCGCAGCGGCCCGCAGGTCATAGAGCCGCTCACACTGAGAAGAAAGGGCGCTAATAGCGCCCCCATCTAGTGATACCCCCGGCAGCAGAATGGCTAACCATTCGTTTACCGTCATGAGTTCGCCTTACTCGTCTTCAGAAGAGAGAATGCCGTCATGCTCTTTAGTGAGCTTTTTGGCTTCCGCAGCTGAGATTACCTTCAGCTTTTTCTCGTCCAGGAACTGCTTAACGCCGCCGATATTCAGCGTGGCTTTATCAACCTCCACCGCTTCCAGCGGGGCAACGGTGATAGTAATAACCGTGCCCTCTTCGTTTTTGGCACCGATGTGGATCGGCGCTTCGGTAGTGTTGGTCAGGAATGCCGTTTCTTTCTCATCCATGATTTAAATAACCTTCGAGGATTTAGCCGCAGCCAGCGGAGCGCGAACAATCACGCCAGCGGTTTTGGACAGGCAAGGGATAGACAGGTCGAGGCCGGAGCGCTGAACCGGCAACTGACGGAACAGGATCGGCGTAGCCTGGGCGAAGTGACGACGGGTGTTATCCAGCGCAATACAGATACCGTCATCATCCAGATCCGAGTTTTTGCGGAAAGTGATTTCCGGGTATGACGTACGCAGGAACGACAGTACAGTCCCCAGCGTACCGGACAGGCGCAGACCCTGAATGCGAGACCAGGCTTTAGACGGCATATGGAACTCATTAACCTGGTAGATTTTGGTTGAGTTCACCGCCGCGATGATGGCCGAAACATCATCACAGATTTTATCGCCATCATTCGTCGACCAGGCACCCGTTACTGCCACCAGCGGAATATTGGGGTGCTCGATAAACCCGACAATCTGATACTCCTTATTGCCACGCCACAGCAGGTTGCTGACGGTGCGTTCGTGCGCTTCGCGGGTATTCAGCGCCAGAATGTTATCAAGCGGCGTGCCGGACATAGCCGCCGCCAGAACGTCCGAGTAGGTGTAACCATAGCCCAGGCCAATATCGTACATCAGCGCGAAGTATTCGCGGCCTTTGGCGCTCATCATCGGCATATCAGTGCCATAAGCGGCCATGATTTTCGCCATGCCAGCGGCAGAGTACATGCGGTATCCGGCCCACTTAGCCCCTTCACTGATGCCCGGTTCCTGCGCAAACATAGTCAGTGCGACAGGAGCTGGCATTTCTTCCATGTAAACATCGTTCGACATGGAGATCAGATCGCGGGCAAAAATCAGCCCCTGCTCATCCGTGTTGAGGTTTGGAATGGAGCCGCCCACCTGCGCTTCCGCCAGCAGCTGCCCCATCATTTGAGCAAGTAATTTCTCGTTCATTATTTCTGTTTTCCCTGTTAGCTGACGGTAATTACAGCGGTGTCAGTAAAGCCGCCATCATCGGTCTTAACGGTGATGGTTGCGGTTTGCCCGGTAGTTGCGCCAGTGACCACCGTAGCCAGCCCGCTTGCGTCAACCGTGGCAACTTTGGCATTACTGGATTGATACGTAACGCCTTTATTGGTCGCGCCAGATGGGGCAATGGTCGGCGTATATTGCTGGGTAGCACCAACAGCTTTAGAGGCTGTTTTCGGGGACAGCGTCACGCCAGTTACCGCTACGTCATGCGGATAGCCCGCCGCCAGCGAATCACCGTCTGTGACCATTACGATCGCAGTGCCGCCACGCTGAACGGGCGATTCAAAGCGGAAACGGCTCTTATCGCTGGTACCCGCCACGCCCCACTCCATATAACCGGTAGCAGTGTTGCGGCCTTTCGGAATAGCCAGGTCGCCAACCTTCGGGGATTCGCCAGATTTCACCGCAACACGGATCGGGCCCTCTTCCACAATGCCAATCGGGCAGTTAACAGTGACAACACCAATTTTGACGTTGCTGCCAAAGCCCGGCATGGCTGGCATGTTGGAATGCGCACCCACGGCGATGCCAATCGCATCAGTTGCCGCGCCGCTGTTCGGCAGGGCAACCACAGTCGAATCATTGCCCGAGGTCAGCTTGACGGCATCACCCGGCGCTACATCACCGCCTGCGCGGTGGGAGGTAACGCAAGCGGAGGAGCGGAATGACGGCAGTACAGCCAAATCGCCCGGCAAGCCTGCGTCAAAGTCGTCTTTGATGGTCAGCTGCATTATTTAACCGCCTCTTTTTTGTGGCCGAAGGTGCGAGCCTGGTATTCCAGATGCGCGGATTTAGCGCCTGAGCCCTGCTCATCGTTGTTAGGGGTGCGCGGGTTGCGCGGGGTCTGGTCGAATTTCTTACCGCAGGCCACCAGCGCCATAGACAGCGCAACATCCGTCTGCTCGTCGCTCCAGCCGTCCATGTTCACTTCAGGGTTGGCTTTGCGAATGATGGCCTGCTTGACCAGGCTGATATCACCCAGACTGTCAGTGTTGATGCTCAGGCGCTTAGCAGCTTCTTTAAGCTGATGCTCCTGACGACCATCGGCTACGCCACGGTCATAGGCTTCGTTGCTGGCGGAGTCCATGTTCACCAGGCGATTATTCGCCTTAATCAGGTCGCCGCGAGTTTTGCTAAGGTCACTGGTAAGCGTCTGATTAGTCGCTTCCAGCTCAGTGATTTTGGCTAACGCCTCATCTAATTCCATTGGTTCACCGTCCAGATTGAAAGTCGCTGTTTTAACTCTTGGGTTCCGCACAATGCTCAGGTGGTTGTAATTAATCCCCCGTTGCTCTGTGTCGTACTCTTGCCCGTCAGGAGATCGCCCCGTTACTTTGGGTTTCTCGTCACACTGATAGCCCGCCGACGCGCCCCGCAATGTCCTGTCCTGCTGAATCAACCGGATAGACTTTTCGTCCTGAACCAGAGCGCGAGCATAAAGCTCATTGCCCTGACGCATGACGGCGGTGACAACCCCGGCAGCAACGGAACGGTAATTCTTGGCAGTAACCAGACCATTGCGCGGATGTGACACCGTCACAGGCTTGCCGACTAAGGTATTCATTGAGTCCTGGTTAAACAATTCATCAGCTGAGCGGTACTCTTTTGCCGTGAATGCATCACCGCGTTTGCGGTCATAAACCAGTACGCCCGGACGGGCGATCGGGATATCAATCTGGAGATAACCTTCCGGGGTTATCTCCCATTGCTTAATGGCGTCATTGTTGACTGGGGTTTCTTGCTGCAATTTCTCTCTCCGCGTCTGCTACATCCGACGCAGAGAACAACCATTCAGGGAAACAGCGGCAACCGTGAGGCTGGCCGGGGTTTCCGTCTCGTGGCGGTCTGGTCGGCGTATAGGCCTGTCCTTCCCGCACAACATGCAATTTTCGCTCGCGCTCGTCTAACATCCCGCGCCAGCGGTAATATTGCATTCCGGCAACGCGAGCGTTGGCCTCCTCCAGATTCCACGCCTGATTACCAATCTCGTTACGGGCGACGTTGCGGGCGCGTCTGTAGGGGATCTCCATTTCGGTCGCCAGTTGATTGGCGATATCGTCAACGCCCCGCCCCTCGCGCAACCCCTGCTGCATGGTCTTGATACCGCGCTGCAATGCCTCTTCGCTGACGTTCTGCATACGCCCCATGCTGGACTCCAGCCAGTCAGAGGTTTGCTGCAACAGCTTTTTATCGCCGTCATAGATATCAACGGATATCAGGTCGGCCATGCTCTCATGCGGTAGCGAAATGCCGGGCGCGAGATCCACATCAGCAGCAGCCCGGATTATCAGCCTGAAATCGTCAACGGCTGCGTTGAGCACCTGCGTGCTGGCGGCGTCCATTGCTGCCAGCGACGGCACCGCGCTGGCCTCGCGCATAGTTTCGGTAAGTGACAGAAGTTGCTTTGATACCGCCCCGGCTGTGTCTGCCGTTGCCGCTGCGCCTGTTTTCAGGTCGATAAGCGGCACGCCGTCAACACGGAATCGCTGGTAATAGGTTTCGTAATAAGCGTCTGTAAAACCAAACTTGCCGTTGACGATCGTCGCCTGCACGTCATCGGCAGTCTTGTTGATAGCGCGGATAAAAGCGTCAGGCGTGGTGTTATTGGCTTTTGATACGGCTTTAGCCAGGCTGATAGCCGATTGCCTGCGTACCTCGCTGATAGCGTAAGCCGGTATTGCGCCGAACTCACCATCTTTCAGCAGCGCGGGAATGGCCCGCAGAAAAAGCGCCGAATCCGGCGCAATTTCCATCGCCACGGCGCGGATAATGGATTCCTGCCTAGCCCGCGTCAGCTTTGAGAAGTTTCTCCCCATCTGCTGTCGAAGATAAACGCGCACTTTTTTAACCGTTGCCGCCGTAACCAGCTCCCCCAGCAGCTCATCAGCTGAAATATCCCGGCCGTCTGCCGCGTCAGTATTAACCACCGCGCCGGATCTCCCGATTGCCCGGTACGTCTTCAAACAGGCATCACGAACCCATTTACCGTACTGCCGGGCGCAGTCACCCAAGCGCTGAGCGTAGACTGATTCGATCGCCAATGGGTAACCCGCGTCATATCGTGGTTCACTCTTCGCCATTATTGGCCTCGCTTTGGCCTTCTTTGGTTCCGCCCTTGTTCGATTTATCCTGATTCTGGTTTGAATCGTCGTCATTCTGGTCGTCTATGGTGCCAGTGGCTGGCGGAGTGGTAGACAGTAGTTTAATGGCCCCGGTTTCCTGTGCCGTCGCCCGCGCCTCTTCACTGGTGATTGCACGCATGCCATAGTAAATCTGCGCCGTCTCAGCGACCTTCTTATCCCGGTCTACCTCCCGGTCAATTTGCCCCTGGCTCTTGTTCGGGACGAATTCAGCCCGAATCCCCAGGTAACGCAGCGCCAGCTTTTTAAGCGCCGGAATAATGTCGTTGGTGGTGATGTGTGAAACCAGATTCTGCCACTGCGCGTCTGCGCTGGTATCGCTGTTCGACAGCCCGCCCTTACGCTCGGCCAGCATTGCGATCGGGAAACCTGTCTCGGCGCAAACCAGCTTTATCGCCATATCGACCATATCTGCCGTTCCGGTCATATTGGTCTGCAGACGCTCTATCGATTCTTCCATATCGACTGCAATCATATCGTTTAGGTGCCGCGTAGCCGCAATGCCGCCTATGCGCCTGGCTACCTGCGCTTCACCTTTTGGTGAGAGCAGATCCTCATGAAGTTCCTTTTTCTTGTAGATGTCCTGCACCGACAGCGAGAGGATGCTGATTATCAGCTCATGGGAAAGCCCCAGGCGCTGCAATGAGGCGTAAGGCTTACTGAGCAGCGGAGAACCAAACTCAATACCCGCGCAATGGACAATAGGCTGGTATTCAGGATCCCCGAACAGGATAGAATCCTCCTGTTCAATGAACACCTCACCACCGATGGGGCTTTTTAACTGGATACGCCATCCCTCTGGCAGGCCGAACATCGGTGAGTTGTAATCGGTGAACCAGTCATTAGACGGGGTAATCCAGTTCGCGCCGTGGCTGCGCACCCACTCGTCACCCATGACCAGTACAGACCAGCCCATGTGACGCTTGAGGACAACAGCCCTTTCTACGCACTGCCATACCCGCATATCGCCAAACAGGTCTTTAATTTTCTCAGCATCATCCGGGTTATCAGTAACCACGGTGAACTGGTTCAGCATTGCCGCTGCAACCGGCTCAGTGATAATGCGCCAGCCAATGCCGGACGTTTCCGCCGCCATCGCCCCCACCAGCGGAATCATCCCCTCAGCAGAACGGGCCTTCATGCGGTTTGCGGTTGGAGAACCCATTCCTGCCGCACCTTTGGCAAGACCGCCCGCCGCAACGCTGGTCATCATGCTGACGTAGCCGTCATTGTTGTACTGCGGGGGCATTACGCCCTCTTTGGTCAGGATCCCCTCTACGGGAATCAGGCTTGTTTTACTCGTCATTGGATAATTCCTGATTTCATGCGTACCAGATGCGGGAAAATGGCGTCGGCGTAGTCAGTGGACACGCCCAGGCGCTTTTTAACTTTCGGTTTGGCTTCGATTTTGATTTTGTCTTCTGACGTGGTTTCCCACATGACACCAGTAGAGTCAGAGAGGACGCGATCGAGATAACGGCGCGGTATATTGCTGGAAATGGCAAAGATCCCATCCTTTGGCTTAACACCGCCATCCAGCCAGCGCACAGTGTCATTCACCGCGTCACGATAAGCCCACCACGCCTGAGCGCGGAGGTTATGGAAGGTTTCACCGTTTGGCCGACCGCCGCGATAACTTGAGGTCTTACGCAGTACCTCACCCTGGGCCACGAATTTGCGGAACTCAATCTCTGAATCTTCATACTTATTCAGCTCACCGCGCACACCCGCACCCACCCCCACGGAGTCATAAATCAGGACGGAACAACCTTCCTCCTCTGCCAACTTAAGCGCCTGCACAGCAAGCTGCGCCGGGTCACGCGCCTGCAATCGCTCCATTCGGTAAACAAAGCGACCGTCAAAGAATGACATCACGGAATCATCGTCACCTTCATCGGCAACATCCAGCACAGCGGTTTTAACCCCAGTGCGGCATGCTTTCGCCAGGTCAGAATCAGGCTTCACAATGAGCCGTTCGAGGTTGCCACGGTTGACCACTGAGCCCGGCAGGTCACTGACCGGAACCCCATTCCATATGTTGTCGTAGCGATCGGGATAATGCTTAAGACAGTGGAGCCGCTCTTTATCCAGCGTCTCGCCAAAATGCGGGTTGTGATACCAGTTCACCTCTTCAATGAACCACTCTTCCCCGGCGTTCAGGACGAAACGCACATAGGTTTCATCCCATGCATAGTTGGGGTTGAAGGTAATCCACAACTCAGCACCAGGGCGGCGCATAGTTGGCGTAAGTGCTTCCCATGCATCCGACGAAATGGCGTGCGCCTCTTCCACCCAGCAGATGTCCACGCCCTCAATAGACTTGATGGAGTCCAGGTTAGACTGGAACCCCAGAAACCGGAATGCGGCACCAGACTTAGCCTTGATACTGTTATTGGTAATCGTGAATTCGGACTCGTAACCCAGGCGGCGGATCGTGTCACACAGCAACTGGTGCGCTGAGGCGTCGATAGACTTTTGCACCCGGCGTAAGCACAGGAAACGCAGGTCATATCTGACGGCCAGCTGAATAAGAGCCTCGGCAACCATCCACGACTTACCCGAACCGCGCCCACCGCGCAGATTTTTAACGCGATGGGGCTTAGTGGTCAGGCGGCGCATTATGCGCAACCAGTTTGCCTGTTTTTTGGCATCGCAGAGCCACTCTTCCCGGCGCTCTATGTCATTCGTCATCTGTTGCCATCTCCTTATAAATATCTGCCAGCAACTCACGTGCTGCGCGTTTGCCCTCGTCTGAAATCGGCTTGCTAATATCAACCCCGGCCAGCGTGAGGATCCGCGCCGCAAGATTCGACTTATCCAGCCCCTCCACCTGCCAGCCGTGTTTGGTTCGCTTTATATTTTTCACGGCTCTGGTGTCGATCGCCGCCAGGCGGCTACGAAACACTTCCGGCTCAAGACGCATTTTTTCAAGCGCCTGTAATTCAAGCAGTACCTCAGTCGCATCCGGCGCACGGAAACGGGCCGACAGGTCAATCAATGCCTCCTGTCGGCCAACAATGTCTTTGGCAATAATGTGCTTGCGGTAAACGCTGACCGCCTGCTGTATCTCGTTGTCTTTGAGCAACTTTTCAGCCTGAAAATCATCGTTAAACCCTTTGTATTCTCTGCTCCGCGATTTGGCATAGCTGAAACCGGGCGCTTCCCGCTCCTCGGCTACCAGCTTTGCAAAAGCATCATCTCTTTTACTTATCTTTATGGTCACAACGCCCCCTTTGTGAGGCTTGAAGCGTATCGGGGAAATGGGAGGGTTAAAAACGGCGTTACCGCTGGCGTGTAGTACAAATAAAAAAAAGCCACTCCGGGGGCGGAATGGCTCAACATCACAAAGTCAGCAGCACTAATAATTTTAATAATACACAAGGGGTTTAACGTGTCTGATTATGGCGACTCTGCTTTGTGCAATCAAAAACGGCGTGAGAGGTAATCAAGGGTGGAATTTGAAATGCGACCCCAAACTCTCTGAAAATGAGAGTTTGGTTAATCGAACACTGACTCTTTTGCTTGCAACAGATTTGTAGTTGAAATAAGATCTACATCAGGTGCTACAAACACCTCAGCAAACAGCGGTAAATCACCCCGTCAGCGTGATTTTTTTGTACCCAGAATTTATGCTCTGGTAGCGCGTGCTACGTGAGTGCTGAATTATGGGGTGGAGTGCGACGAATAGCAGGCCTCTCCGTCTGTGAATAAGTCCGCCGTCTGTTTGCGGTTTGTAGCTCCACCCCGCCCTCTACAAAAGGGCTCAGTCTCACAAACAGGAGCACCAAATGAACACATTACTGACCATCCCCGACGCTGCCGAACTGCTTGCGCATACCCTCACCTGTCTTAAAGCCGCTGGCTATGCCAGTGCCGCGATGATTCCTGCCGCTAAAAAGCCCTCAAATCAGGGAGCAAAACAGGAAGCGCAGCCCGCTACCGCGCCAGAGGTTTACATCGCTCCCGGCAAACAATACGCCAACGTTAACGAAGCGCTGGCACATATGATTCACGAACTGAAAAACCCGCTGCGCGATCGCTATAACGAAACGCTGGATTTTACCCACGCCAGCCTGGCGCAGATGCTGGACATGCTGCGCGATCCGATTTATCAGCATGGCCTGATGCTTAAGCAGGAGTTTGAGAAAGGCGACGAGTTGCCGCTGGCGATGGTGACTACCTTCCTGCACATCCCGACCAATACGGAAGTATCGTTCCGCCTCCCGGCCTTCATGAAAGAAGATAAGCGCCTGGACGAATGCCAGAAGGTTGGCGCGACGTTCACCTATTTCCGCCGCTATGGCCTGCGTCAGGCGCTGGATATCACTGATGGTGATGACGATATCGACCAGGCCAGCCGCAAGCAGGAGCGCCGCAAAGCGAGAGCCATCAACAGCAGCCGTGAATGGAAGCCGACCACCAGCGCCCGTACTAAGCCAGAAGCGATCCTCAATATGCTGGTTGCATCCGGTGAGTTTACCGGCGCGGCAATTATCGCCCAGGCAAAATCCCGCAACCCGTTTTTGCGCACGCCTGCGGAAGTCGCAGAGGACACCATCACCCGCCTCGATGGCCTGAAAAGCGATGCTGAGCAGGCGCGTGATATCGTCCTGCGCTACGGGCTGACGGATGTTCACTGGCAGAGTTTCTATCAGGACGCCGGACGGTTTAAGGTTGACGGCGATGACCTTATCGACACCAGCACAGGCCAGCATGTCAGCGCAGAAGCAGCGATGGATATTGCCGAATCTCTGACAACCGTAGCACTCTCTACCGCTGATAACAGCAACGTTTACGACTCCAGCGACAGGGTTGTGCCACCATGCACGTTTGTTCCCGACTGCACTCCGCTCAGTGATGAGGAAGAGTCATTCGTACTGGCTGTTGAGGAAGGTCATGACGATGAAATCATGGGTATCGCCATGCGCCTGATGGAAGCCCATGTGAATGCCGGGCTCAACATGCGCGAAGTTCACAATGACACCAGCTACCACCGCCGCAATTGGTATAACGCCTGCCGTGAGTTCTACACCCTGTCGCTGATGACCGGGAATGTTAATTTTAAGGCACTGGCTAAGCCTGAAATGACCATTGCCCGCAGCCTGACCGATATTGTCGGCGCTGACGGCGACGACGAAGCCAGCGAATCCACTATCAGAGCAGCACAGGCCCAGCTCGACCACGAGCAAGGCGCTGATGTGGCGCAGTTGATGAACCAGAAAGCGGCGATCGCCATTGAGATTGCGCAGGGCAACGCCAGCACTGAAACAAAGCTCCAGCAACTCCATGAGATAGCCAGCCGTTGTGACGCTTATACAGCCGGGTATCTCGATACGCTCATCCTGTATGTGGAGACTGACGGGCTCGCCAGCGAGTTACCCGTTTATATTCCTGAATCTGACCTTCCTTACTGATATGTGGGGTAACGGTCATGAAAACCGAACAGGAAAAGTTACAGGGTCACTTTGAAAAGCAACGTGAGTATCAGGCGCGGGCTATTGCCCGCCAGCGTGAGAAGCAGGCAGACCCGGCATGGCGAGCTGAGCAGTACGAAAAGCAGCGTATTCGACAAAACAAATACATTGAACGGGCAAAAACTAAACCGTCTGGACGTGGGTTAAAAGGACGCACGCCCCGCGCCGCCGAACGCAGCATAATGGATAAGATTGGATCCCTGCCCTGTATCGCCTGCTATGTGCATGGCGTGGTGAATGAGAACGCCACCCTTCACCACATCAACGGCAGAACGGCAGACGGCGCACACGCTTACGTGCTCTCGCTTTGTGACTGTCACCACCAGCACGCCGCACCACCCGCTGTGCGAGCGATTTATCCCTGGCTGGTTCCGGTTCACGCTGACGGGACGTGTGGCGGCAAGGCCGCGTTTGAGGCCCTTAACGGCACTCAGGAGCATCTCTATTCGCTTTGCCTGGAAATGATAGCCTGATCTATCAACTCAGCCGCCAGCCCGTTCTGGCGGCGTTACCGCTCGCACCCATAATGCACACTCAAGCACCGATGCGAAGATAATCGCATCTGATTAAAATTACAGAGGTGCTTATGTCGGAAAACAACTATGGCGCATTGATGATTAAATCGTCTTTGACAGGCGACTTAAATAAAATTGGCGATCCGCGTGATGCGGGGGTTTATTTCCAGATTGCCAATGACGACGCCACCAGTGCAAATAACTACCCGGCTCCACTGGCAGGCGTACTGCTTGCTATGCCATCTGCATACGGCCTTCAGCAGGAGTACACCGCGTTTTCTGATGGAAAAAAGTTTATCCGAGGGTTGTCAGGTAAGTGGAATGGTGTGGACGGCCCCTGGATGAACTGGGTTGAGCTCGCAACAGAGGGCTCAGTTGCCAACAGGCTTAATCAAAAACAACCCCTTGATGCGACGCTGACGGCACTGGCCGGACTGGTGACTGGTGCCAATAAGCTCCCGTATTTTACGGGGGTGGATACGGCCAGCCAGACCGACCTGACGCAGGTTGGACGTGACATTATCGGTAAGCCCAATATTGCGGGCATTTTAAACTACCTTGGCCTTGACAGGGTCAAGCAGCGCAGTAATGAAACGATAATTTATGCCGGGGACGATCATGCAGCGTACTTTGCTATCAGGATTGATGGCCAGTGGGGTATATACGATCCTGTGCAGGGCTTTATCCCTCTGGGTGTTCAACAGGGTGGAACAGGAGCCAGAGATGCGGACGGGGCCAAGAAAAACCTAGAGCTTGACCGCATTCAACAGCGGCCCGGTGAAACGGTAATGTTCAGCGATGCGACCAAAAAGAAATTTGTGACGGCGCGTTCTGATAACACCTGGGGGTTTTACAATGATGACCAGCAAACGTTCATTGCGCTGCCTGTCAATGCAGGCGGTACTGGTTCGCTGAACGCAGCAGGAGCAAGGACCAATCTCGGACTTGGGGCCGTAGCCACTGAGGATAAAGTTCCCCTCACTAAAGGCGGAACAGGTGCGACGGATGCAACAGGTGCAAGAATCAACCTTTCTCTTGACCGTATAGAGCAGCGTCCCAATGAAACCGTGATATTCGGTGATGCATTCAAAGACAAATATCTTACTGCACGCACAGATAACTCCTGGGGTTATTACAACACGAGCCTTGGCAAATTCATCCCATTATCAGTAGTTGCAGGTGGTACAGGCGCGAACGATGCCCCAACGGCCAGAAATAACCTGGGGATGGGTAATGCAGCAACAGGCCATGTAAGAACCGGCAAGATATCTATGGCAGGAGATAAATTCTTTTCGACCCCGTTCCCGAACGAATGCACAGCAATCACGTTCGGAGTGCTTATCGGCCAGACATGGATGTTCTCTCCCTACGTCACTTATCTCACCAAAGCGGGTTTTGGTTTTGATGGCCGGTGCTGGAGCGGAGTGACAGGAACGGATGCGCAGCCATTCGGCGAAGAGGTTTATTATATTGCATGGGGTAACTGATATGGCTGATTATCAATACAGCGCTAAGAACAACGCATTTTTCCGTACTGCCGAACTGGGCAATTATGAGGCCGCAGGGTGGGACTTGTCTGACCTGGTTGATGTAACTCTTGAGCAATTCACAGCATTCACGCAGGATCGCACCGTTGATGGTTTGGTGCGCATTGCAGGCAATGACGGGATGCCCGCATGGGGTGATATCCCTCCTCGCTCAGCAGAAGAGCTTGAGGCTGACGCAGTCTCTAAAAAAGCATCCCTTATCACATATGCCACACATACTATCGCCCCGCTTAAGGATGCCTCTGACGGTGGTTATATTGATGATGCAGATAAACCAAAACTCGCTGCGTGGCAGAAATATCGCTATGCGCTGACAAAGGTTGACCCCGCAAAGCCTGTCTGGCCTGAGATGCCAGCAGCATAGCATTACGGCATTATCCTGAAGGGGGCTTAAGCGCCCCCTTCTTTTTTAGCTGCCTTGTGGTGAACCTCCCAGAGAGTAATCCCTATCGAATCGCAGAAGTCTCCCAGGTGGTTCAGCCCTGACCACTCCCGGATCCCACCACGCGCCGCTTCGACAAACACCGCAGCATCAGCCGAACGGTGAAGGCCGAACAGCCGCCACTTTCCCGATTCCGTTCTGGTCGCCACCACGCGGGCAAACATACCACTCCCGTAAAAGTCCCTGAAAACAGGCTTTTTTCGTGTCGTCACTTTCATAAAAAGACAAACCCTCGAAATGTTGATAACAAATCATGGGTATGTTGGCACAAATCGACAGAATGACTTTTTTATTTCTCAGCGGTCACGATGCCTGAGCAATGTCACGCGCTGACGGGAGGGGGTTACTGTACACCATGCCGCTGATAATCGGCGCTATGTTCATCTGTGTTTCATTCTTTCGCTTTAGCGTGACAGATAGTGCCCGGCTGGTTTCCGCGCTGGTCAGTGGCCGCGTGGATAATAAGATAATGGTCAGCGGAATCACCACCAGCCCGGACTGCTCCAGAAAACGCCGCTTGCCGCCCAGCTTATAGACAGGGGTTACACCGGACACTGTTAGCCCAAAGAAATTAGCCGGAGGTGTGTCAGTGGCGGTCCTGGCCGGGCAGAAGATTACCGCCTTATCGAACCCACTCACAGCCAGCTGTAAGGCTGATAAATCAGGCGGCGTATTAGCTGGCGCATTCTCCCCGTGGAATATCTCCAGATCGCACACAACGCGCTGTAGCGGGTTTTGGAACTTAAGCGACCATGTGCCCGCAAGGAGCCCTCCAAACACGTCTATGGTTTGCTGAGGGTACGGAATGCTGTTAATTGGGGCCGCACTGCCGCGCACCTCTCCCGGTAGCACCCAATCGGGCACAACGGTTGTATCGTTGATTGCCGCGCCTGCAAGGTCGGAGATCGCAACCAGTTCATCCTGTGTTAAGGCCATTATTTCCCCTTAGCCGTTAAAATTCGGTCGATGTTTGCCGCCTGTTCGTACAGGTCGTTAAAGATGTAGTTAAGTTCCGCCGCGTCAACTGCATCGCCAGGCACCAGTATGCCGCTGGCATTGATGTAGGTTGGCTTAAACCCGGTGGCCTGCGCAGCCGCTGAGGGCTGTTTTTTGCTGGCGTAGGATCCGCCGTTAAACGGGTAATCCCGGTCAACCGTTGCAAAGCTGTTCATGGCTGATTTACCCGCGCCAGCAGCGTCCTGTATTTGGTGTACAGGTCGTTGAGGATGTAATTCATCTCCTGTGCACTAATGCCATCACCAAACACCAGATTACCCTGGGCGTCGAAGTACGTAGGCGCAAAGCCTGTCGCCTGCTTCTCCTGTGATGGTTCCTGTTTGTTAGGGATATCCGCGCCACCCTGCCCGGAATACGTTTTATCTGTTGCCGCCCAGCTATCCATTAATCACCTTCATTTTCTTGACCGTTACGAGTGTGTTGAACGGCTCCACCAGCTCCGTGCCGTTCTGCGTTTTGGTTCCCTCTATGCGGGCCAGCAGCGATTGTGTAGCCGTCACGCGGATCCCCTTCGCGCCTGTCGCCCGAACAGTCTTTTGCGTCCTCTCGTACTTTATGCCGCCCCATACGGCTGGAAATACGTTGCCGGGGAACATGGGTGCACCATGCGTTAATTTGACGTTCGGCGGCGTGGCGGCACTGTAGACATCAGCGCCGAAGGTGGCGGATACCAGCGTATCCGGCAGCTCAATATCAGGAGCCATTGCTCCGCACTGCACAAATACCATGCGTAACGGCACCCTGTTAAATGCTGCGCCCACTGCGCCAGTGGTTAGCCCGACCTTATTCAGTGTCAGCCAGGTAAGGCTATACAGCTGGCTGATATAGGCACCGATTGAGGGCCGGGATTGCGCGGAAACTGACTGGCTACCCATAGCCTGCCTCAGCGCCATTCGGTAATCGTTATCGTCTCGCCCTTCCCGTGGCACGTCATACTCCTCGCCTCGCGCATCCAGCAGCAGGCCCGTAGAGTTATCCAGCGAATATCCCTTTTTCAGATACTCAATCGCCGCGACCATACTGGCGTTGCTGGATTTTAGCCCGGCGATAAGGTCGATATTTCTCTGCTTGCGGACCTTTGACGTGAAGCGCTCCGCAGCCAGCTTTGCGGGGTCTTTGATTAGCGGCTCCATCACGCCACCGCCACGGATGAATCGTTGGTTACGGCGATTATCCCGCTACCGATCGCAACGGAGGTATCAGCAGGCGTCGCGGTCTTTCCGACCTTAACAGTCACATCGGTAAGGGTTGGGAACGCTGATAATAAACGGGCATAAATTTGCCCGGCGAACACATCGCGCCCTACCTGCAATTGTGAGAAGTAGGCAGAAATGGTGTTTTTCGACACACTGACATAATCAGCAGGTCTTCCCGTCGTCTCTGCATCCCACTTATCACCTGACACCGAAACGTAAACCAGCTGATAGCTCTGGCGGCTGAAATACACGGTTTCCGTGACGGTTCCGTCTGTGGCCGTACCGGACACATCACCATAAAAGCCACACTCACCCGCCGCCGCGTCATAAATCGCCTGGGCTATATCGTTATCCGCACCACCCGCGACAAACGCCTGAATTGACTTGCCGGGGATCCCGGCTGCATTGGTCTGGAATCCCCGGTTTACCTCCACGTCCGCATAGGTCACACCAGCCACGGCCAGAATGGCATTTCTGATTCCCGGACGAGATGAGCTGATATTCACGCGCCCTGCCGCCGCTGCTGCCTGCAAACGCTCGCGATAAATCTCGTCATCCTCTATGAGATAACCTTTGATGCCGTTGGCTAATACCAGAATGTCATCTGTGGCCACATAGCCAAAAAGCACCTGTGGGAACTCTGTATCGCTCTGATACCAGGCGGTTGCCGGGATGCCTGCTCGGACGATCTGGAAAACGTCATCAGCAAAAGAGAACTGAATCAGCGTGCGCCCGTCTGCTGCATAAAGCATTGGCCCATATGCTGTTGCGTAGGACGACAGTGAGGGCTCTCTCGCTGTAATTTCCGTAAACAGGCGGCTGATGATGGAGCTTGATGTGTCACCGCTCTGGTACTGCGTTGTATACGGCTTGCCAGATATGGAAATGCTGAATGTGTTGCCGGTGGTAATAGCAGCCTGCTTAACCGACAGCACAAAGCCTGCCGCCGTCTTGCCGTTCTCTTTTACGTCTCCGGTCGTTGTCCAGTCGCCAGCACTGCCGGAAACCGTAAACAGTTCACCAGCGCTTACGGTCTGCCCTGGCTGGAGCAAGTAAATGACGTACGCGGAGGAACGCGTTAAACCATTGCGAGGTATGTTGAAACGCTCACCAAAAGCGTTTAGCTGTGCCCCCTCGCTCTGAGAGATAAAGAAGCCTGAGAACACCCAACCGATAGCCTCAATAATGTTCAAATCATCTTCTGCAACGATCGCGATAGTCTGTCCAATAAGCGAGTCTCCATCCGGGTTAACATCGCCCAGCGCGGCTTTTAACTTTTCGTATTTGTCGCCGCGAATCTCCGGTAGTCTGGCTCCGTGCCAGCCATTGTCGTTAACTAATTCCACTGGTCACCTCTTTGCTTTCATTACCGATGTAAACAGCAAAACGGATCGTGTAATCACCTTTCACATCGCTGATTGTTGTTGCTCTGGCGTCTGACACGCCGGGGGTACGCTTCGCCTCGGCATTAATCATATTGGAGACGATAGAGGCCGGGAGTTTTGACCCCATTATGCCGGGTAGCCACGGCAAACCCTGTGAGGTGTCCAGCCACCATTCACCCCTGTTGGTAGCGATGCGGATCTCCGCCTGCTGCGCAATACCATCAATGCCGCCGTCCAGCACGAAATCGCCATTGACGAGGATCACCCCGTCATCGTTCTGCATTATTTCCAGCATCAGTAATTCATCCCCTCCACTGGTGCCAGCTGCGACACCCAAACGAGACAGCGGAATTCACCCACAGCCTCGATGCGCTCAACATGCCCTACCGGGATAATTCGTTTACCCCGGCACGTAGGCATCACCAGCGTCAATTTCTCGCCTTGCTTCGGGCGCTCACTGGAAATAAAGCACCCTTTCATAGCCTGTCGATACTGCACGGTTGTTATCTTCATTCGGTGTGCCGCCATTGCTCCAGATGAACGATCGTCACAGCAGCATCCAGTGACTCAATATCCAGCAGGTCATCAAGGTCAAATCCTTCCCCTGCATCGTTCAGCAGCTGCGCCATAGCTGCCTGATGCGGTAACTCAAAAGGCACATCGCAATAAAACGGCATGTACTGTTCTTTGCCGTCGCGGCAGGTCGCCATTACCATAGCCAGCGGCGCGTTAATTAGAGCCACGCATTCCACCCGCTCAACTACCAGCCCGGTGCGCTCGGTGACGGTGATTACATCGCCCCTACCGACCTCTTTGGTGTAATCGCCAGCCATAAGAAAACCGCGATTAGAAAGGGCAATCTGTGCAGCCTGGTTGCTAAGTTTCATCATTGATTCCTATTGTGGCCCGCTGGTGGGCTTACCGTCGCCCTGCTCCATGTGGGTATGAGAATTGAAGGATTTACCGCCGCTGATGTGGTCAGCCGCTTCGCTGTTTCCGGTTACTTTCACGTTGCCGCCGAACTCGGCATTGCCACCGCCGCCAGCGCCCTGGCTAATGGATCCTGAAATGGTCAAGTTGCCTTTTACGGTGGTCATAGGTGCGGTTATCTCCATGCCGCCCGGCGCGTTAATGGACGCTTTATTGCCCGTTAGCTCGATAGTTGCGCCCTTACCCGTACTCCCTTTTATGGTTCCGTCATCCAGCTCGATGAACGCACTACCGCTGAAGGCACGCAGCCCTGCACCATCCGGCATCGTGTAGCTGGCAACGTCTGAAAAGCCGCAGATAGCTACGGCAGAAGAAAGGGTTTTGTGGTCTGGCTCGTCGTCGTCGCCATGAGAAAGAGCAATAAGCAGGCAATCATCACCCGGCTTTACACGACCGCTGATGCCTGACTTACCGCCGTCCCACACCAGAGATACCAGGCGAACGTTTTCAACCTCCGCATACGCAACAGGATCTGCGTTATCGCCGAAGGTACGTTTTGCTGTTGGCCTGACCGTTGCCCGGCCACCGCTGACGGAGACAATCTTTGCCTCAAGTGCGAACAGCGCCGAGTTAAGCGCCTGGTCAACGATGGCTGCAATCTGGCTTGCTGCTCTCATGCGATGATGCCCTCCCATGAAGTGGTACGAGTCTGGGAGTCACGAGTGCTGAACCGGTGAGAGATTTTCTTTACGATAATTTCCCAGTTCTCACCCATAGACGGAGACGAGAGCACCACCTTTTCCCCAATCTCCACGCCGCCGCGCAACAGCGATTCCCACGTAATGGCCTCGATTACGCCTATCTGGCGGCGTGCGCCCTTGCTGTAATCCACCTGCGAGTTTTTTGGCGGCCAGGCGTAGGTTTTGATGCTCTTTTCGTGCTTGGTCTGGATCTGCTCTTTCTCTGAAGGCTTTTTCTTTTTGCGCTTTGGTGTGTGGATTTTCAGTAGCGGGACGCCCAGCAATCCGCTTTCCGGTGAGAAAACGGCGGCGGCGTCAAAAATGGAATCGCCAGCTGTGACGGCTATCGACTGGTACTGGAGCGACCACGTTGCATTTACCGGGCGGCAAAGGCTCGTGAGAACGTCACGTGAGAGCGCCGCTGCGCTGATGTTTTTGGGGAGAGTTAGCGCGGCGGCCGCTTTTGAAAGCTGGCAGCCGAGCCCCATGTCAGCGGCAACCTGCGACACTGCATCCTTCAGGGATTGCCCCTTACGGAATTTGCGCGATGTGACGCTGGCACGGAACGGAATCAGAGCCTCGTACAGCCTCATTTTAAGGCCGTAAACCTCACCGGGTTTCACGTTCACGGCGCTGATGAGCTCGCCCTGAAACAACGTGAACATTCCCTCATCTATATAGCCACCCGAAAACGTGACCATAGAGCCAGCCTGGACGATCGCATTATGCGTCTCCGGGGTGAGTCCCCAGATAGTCAAATCTGCTTCGTTCGGCTCTTTCTCGTCATCGCGCACACACGAAAAATCCACCTCAACGCCGTCAATGTGGATCGTCTCACCATCTGTGCAGAAAACGGTTATCTGGTATTGCCACCCGTACGCCATAAAACCCTCCTTATATAGGAGTGATTTTTAGGCATGTGCCGGGCTAATTACAGAAACGCCGCCAGCGGTCACGCATGTCAATATTTAAGACAAGGTTTTTACTGTGGATAACTGCCAAATTTATGCTTACTGCATGAATCAGGTTAGTGGTCAATATCACCTTTAAGCCTCGCCAATTGGCGATTTGAATGTGCATAACATTAAGCGTGCCAACTTTTATGTTGGTATTTAGTTGATTTTGTGGCGCTCATTTTTCGCCCAAATAATATGTAACAGGCCTTACATACTTAAACGGGCAATTAATTAACCATTCCGCAATATAGGCCGAATATGATTACCCGGCCTCACCTCGCAGCAGAAACAAGCCCGGCGCGGGTTTAATGGCATTTGCCTTCCACCCTCACACCACCTCTCCATTTTTCGCACCTGCCGCCATATGTCGTGTCAATATGTTAATAGGTCTGGTCATACCAGATTGTAGAAACATTCCTGTGTCAGCTTTCCTTGCAACCACCCCATTCAACACTCAACCAATTGAATAACAAAGCCTTTGCCTGTTACGCTTTTTCCCGGCTTTGTTTCTGTCTGAAATAATTATTAATACTTTTGCCTGTTTTGTGGCTTTATTGGCCTGTTCTGCACTCTTTCCAGCCTTGTCCAGCCTTATATATCCGTTTGCCTCAATGCTTCAATGATTTGATTCTTAAGCCAATTTTTCTAGCCTAAACTTTTTAATTTCTCCCGCCGCTGAATTCCAATTTATTGACATCAAAAAATGACCATATTTAGTGCACAAAATAGCCGAAATTCATATCTACTTGATTTAAATGAATTAAATATTTATTACCTCTGATTGTTGATTTTTTGATGTTAATCACGGTGTGCCACCCTAGATTGTGAAGCTGTAATATTTATCCACATAACAATTTATTAACTTAAGCATTAACATTTGCAACATTATAATGTTATTGAATTGTTAATTACGCTTTAACATTTTAGTAACGCGGTTGAGCTGTAACTTCCGTTTTGCAGGCACAAAAAAACCCGGCATTAGCCGGGCTGTTTTCACTGCTTCGGTTATCAGGCCATGCTGGCGAACGCCGCTTCAACCTCGGACGCGCTCAGCGTGCCTAAGTCCGTATAAAGCGCTAATGCCTCAGACAGCAGCTTGCGACCACCCATCAATATCTTTTCGCCACTACGGTCAATTAGCTCAACGCGATAAATAGAAGGCTCGGCTTTTAAATTAGTGCGCAGCTGTAATTGTTTAAATACGCAACCTCGCGGATAGTTCTTTTTATACATTACGTCATTATCTCTGATGCTGGCGCTCTTCATTTTTCAACCTTAACACTGATGTATTCGCTAATAGAGTTTTTCAACGTTCTGCGCATTGCAGAATACGGTGGTGACTGCAAATAAGCAGCTGGTACGTCTTTAACTGCATGGTTCAGAATTAACTCTACTGCCAAATAATCCTCCCCGCGCACAGCCGATGCCGTACGGAATACCTTTCTCAAGTCATGGCTACGCCATTTAATCCCGGCGCGAGACACCACCGTATTAAGCGTGTTGTATTTGATTTCCGCATCTTCAATCACAGCCAGCCATTCAGAAACCAGCGGCACATATTCAGGCGGCACAGGTAGCAACAAATCAGAGTGCGTTTTGGTGCATCTGTCAGGTATGAACAGGCGACCACCAGCCAACATAGAGCTACGCTTTAGAGACACCGTTTCCGATGCCCTCATCCCAAAGCAGAGCATCATGCGCAGTGCGCATCTGTACGGATCGCGGACTGATTCAATATCTCGAACTACATCAGGGTATTCGTTAACACTTACCCGGCCAGGCTTGCTTAAGGCACGATGCCGCTTGATACGTTTACCGATTGAGCGTGCAGCGGAGCGCATAGCCTCCAGCATGCGACCCAGCGAACCCGGCGCGGCTGGCTTGAACTTAATATCAGCGTGAATCACCCAGGCTACGACAGCGGCCACACAGTCAATTCGCTGCCGGATAGTTGATGCAGCCAGACCATTATCAATGCAGCGATCTGCGTATCGAATCCATGTGTCTGGCACGCTGGCGGCGCGGACACCTAATGAGAGAACCGGCTCAAGCATGCGCACCGCGTGACGTTCGTTAATGATGGTTTTATCGCGCAAGCTGACCGCCCTTGCGCGGCGGTCAACCATTACAAGTAAATCACTGAGCATTTTCTTTCCCGTTTCGTGGCGTTTCAGGCATCGGCATCCAATGGGTTATCTCTCGACCCCGCGCCGGAACGTTCGGAAACTCATCTGGGTAAAACTCTCCACCGCTAACCTCGGCGCAGAAGGTAATCCCACCCTCCTGACAAACCAAAACGACCGTATCGTCTTCTGGCATTTTGTCAGCACACGCGATCCATTCATTCACAAGCGGCGCATTCAGCGCTGCCAGTGCGATTTCATAAATTGCTATGGTCTTTTTGAGTGTCTGTAATTCATTATCAGGCGTAATACAATGCCTAAAGCACGGTAAAGCCTCATTTATGCGCTCTATTAACTGCTCTTTAGTGAATTCCATTATTTGACCTCCAGCAGGCGGTAAAGAGCTACCGTTTTATACGTTGGCTCTCCTGGGCTTCTGTCGTGGTTATTCCACTCCTCCACCCAGGCACTAACAACACTCTGGCAATCAGATACAGACTGTTCGTCCAGGGCGCCCCCGATCTCCATGCAGAACATGACCGGCTCAGCCGTAAGTGCTGCCAGCGCGATTTCAGTCTGGCGCAGGCGCATTGCTGTTTGCATCGACGGGATTAGCTCGTCGCGCTCGCGCCAGAATTCAACGTCTTCGCGGGTGAGTTCAACTAACTGCTCTTTGGTGAATGGCATTTTGTCTCCAGCTGTCTCTGCTGCGTGAGCGTCGGCGAGATTGGTGAGTTTTGTCATTTGCCAGCTCCTTGCTTGATAGGCCATGATTGCCATTCACCTGGCGGAAGTTCATCTGTCACATCGTGAGACGCCCACTCCAGAAAATCTTCTTTGCTAACGGATGGATATTTCCGGCCTGCATGAACACACGGCCCGTCGTACTGTACGCGGTCAGCAGTAATACGAAGGATTTGACGATCGTTAGCGCAAGAAGTGAATTGCCCCACAGGGCGTGGCTTTTTGGCTCGATAGCAGCGACCAATTTTAAGTTCAATGCTCATAAAGTTAACTCCCCGCGCACAGCCAGCGCCGTGCGGATCGCCTTTGCAATGCGAGCGTAAAAACCCGCGTTTTCGTAGTCCTGTTCGCCAGCCCATTCAAAAATGACGGCTGTGAATTTCATGTTGCTGATAACCGTTGAAGTGGCATCACTGCGAGCGTACAGAGCAACCCACGCGCCCGGCTGGGTAACGCGGCTTTTCACGCCGCCCAGCGCCGGAGTTACACCACGGATAGCAGCTGCGTGGCGGCTGGCCGTGCCTTTGCTTACGCCTTCACGATCGGCGCGGTCAGCTACCAGCTTTAATCCCTCGTCGATGAGGCACTTAGAGAGCCTGCGCTCATTGCGTTTGGTCTTAATTTTGTCCATTTGAACCATCCTTAACGATTACCCAGCCTGTAGCGTTCGGAGCCAGGCGCACTTCCTCAACCAGGCCACGCGCAGCCATGTTTTTAAGCTTCTGCCGCACATCGTACTGGAGGATCGCTTTATCGGGATGGAGTTGGCACAGAGCCTCGCGGACGAAACTGGTATGCATCTTCTGGTTAGCCAGAGCAGGGTTAGCCCAACGCTGGAAAGCCTGAAAGATATCGGCGTCAGTTATGATGTATCGGCGCATTATCTGGCCCTTCTCGGTACAACTTCAACCTTCCCGCATTCCGGGAAATCAATGCCGATACGCAGCGCGGCGGCAGTGTTTAGCACCATTCGCATGCTAGGCGTTGACTCAAAGCCTTCTACCCGGCGAACCGTGGCGCGAACAATCCCCACCAGCGCGGAGAAATCCTCTTTACTCAGGCGCAGCTCGCGACGTAGTTCACCACTGACCAAAGCGTCCGTCAGCTGCCCTATAGTCATGCGGCGCTTTTCTGCCATTACCTGTTTAACGTTTTCATTCAACAT